TGGCCCTGCCACGAGGGTTCCAATGGTCCCGCTCCCGTCGGCTGTGCGGAACCGGCCGGCGCACCATTGGCAAGATCCGTATTCACGCCATAGGGGTTGTCAGGATTCGAGGGGCCGAACTGATCCCAGTAGGTATCAGGCATTGGCGAGCACCTTTCCCCCGCGTTCCGTGGCTTCGCTGATCCGTTCCGGTGGGACCATCACCACCCGTCCGTCCGGCGTCTGCACGGGCACAAGACTGCCGCTTTGCCGCCGTTGGGCTTCGCGCATGCCTTGTGTCGTCACGGACGCATACCCGGACTGATTCTGATCTTCGGGGTTCTGCATGATGGGCACGTTCGTCCGGCCTTCCATGTCCGAGGTCGGTGGACTCGCTTGATTCGTGTGCGCGGCCATTGATGCGAGATTCGTGGGACCAGCCGGAGCCCCCATCATGTCCGAGCCGCCACTCGGAGCCGCGAACCCGCCACCCATGAGCGACGCGAGGTTGGTCATCGCCCCCTGTCCCATCTGAGCATAAGGACTGAGCAGGCCCTTCTGCTGTGCGAGCGCCTGATCTTGTAAGCCTCTGGCTTCCGTCGTGGCCTGCTGCTGTTCTTTCAGCGCCTTGTCGCCGGAGAAGTCTTGCGCGAGTCCCCCGACACCACCGGCAATCAGACCAGCGGCCCAAGGCGTAGCGGCACCACCGGTCAGGCCGATGGCCGCGACACCGCCTACGGCCTCACCGATATGGAGCAGTTTCGACATGATGCCCATAGAACTCCTATGACAACCCGTAAAGGCTAAACTTACTTCCGCTGACGTAATTCCCAGACGCGAGTGTCAGCGTCACCGAGGTAATCGCGGCGGTGCTACGCCACGTGCCCGCAAATTGACGCGAGAATAGCGTGCCCGTGCCAGTGCCGCGCGTCAGGTTTTCATTACTCACGAGTTCTTTATTAAACGTTGTGCCGCGGTAATCATATATTTTCACGGTAAAAACGCCCACTTTACCAGCGGTGGCACTCGCCGCCGCGGCACTGCCCACCGCAATACTCGTCTGCGCGAGTGATTCAGTCGCTGATGCCGTCGAGCCATTTCCCGTGAGCACCTGAAAATCGTAATTACTCCCGGTATCTCCATTAAACGTCAGCACAATGTTCGTGGAGAGCGCCGCTTGATCGCCACGAGCCGAGACGTAGATTTCCAGATGCGTGAATGACCCGAGCGAGGAAAATGTCACAGCCGTGCCCGTCGGCGTTTGCTCTTCGATCTTGACGAATGCCGGGGCGGCAAACGCGAGTGACGATGACGACACGCGCGTGAGCACATGCCCATCCGTCGCGGCGGTAATCGCTGCCACGTCAGCCGTCGCCGAACCGGTGACACCAAGGACTGACAGACCCGCAATCTGTGTCAGATTCGCAAATGGCAAATCCCCAGTAATCGCCGCGGCTTGGCCGAGATTGACCGCACCGAAGGCGACCGCAGTGCCGGATCGTCTCAGGACTTCATGGTCATTGGCGGCGGCAATGCTGGCGTTGTCCGCCGTCGCGTTGCCGGTGACGCCGAGCACCGACAGGGCGGAGCCTTGCGCGAGATTGGCATAGGGTAAATCGCCAGAGACATCTGTGGTGAGCACCACTGCGCCAAAGGTGGGATCACCGGCGGCATTGCCATGCAGGACCGTGGTCGTCGTGCCGAGTGACCCCAGCGCCGAAACATCCACGCCGCCATTACCGACAATCAGCGCATGGTCGGTCAGTGTGCCGGTATTGGTGACGGTGCCCGAGCCGCTCCCGCCGAGCGTGACGAAGTTCGCGCCGTCCCACCATTTGAGTTCAGGAGCGGCGGGGTTCTCTTTGTTGACAAAGAGCACCGCATTCTCTGGGGCCGTGACCGCGGTAGACGGATTGGGCGTGAACGCACCTTCAACCGCGTCATCGCCTTCCCCGACGTATTTATTGAGCGTCGTATCCGACATTAGACGGCCTGCACGTAACCCATCACCGTGATCGTGATCGACGTGGCTGCACTGGCCAGACCCGTCAGAAAGTCTGTCGTCAGCATTTCAATCCCATCCCCAAAGTAGAGATCAGAGACGCTGTTCGCAGCTAAGGAAATACCATTGCCGATTTCGGTGCCGCCTGAGCTCCCACCTGTCGCCCCGATGTAGAGCGTCCACGTGACGGCTCCGGCGGTCACGTTCGCCAGATGAACCTGCGTGATATAGGTCCGCAATGTCACCTGTGAGGACGTCGGCGGCGTGTAAATATTGGTCGCGGAGTTCGCCAGATACGCGGGACCAGCCAAACGAAGGGCAGGGGCAGCCATAAGACTCCTACGGCGTAAAGGGCGTCAGGAGCACCGACCCTGCGCCATCCGACATGATTTCCAACGGTTCAGCCCCAGTTGAGACCGGCACATAACAGACACTGGCGGTCGTCTCAGCCGTCGAGCCAATCATCACCACGCGCGTCACATCTTCCGCCCGTCTCGACGGTGGCCCCATCGGGCCTTGCGCGCCAGCGACTCCTGCAGCACCCGCAGGACCAGGGATGCCCATGCGGCCATCCTCGCCACGTCGGCCGGGAGGACTACTCACCGCCACGCTACGATTCACCGTAGCTAGGACCGTCTTACTAAACGGCTCACCCGTGAACGTGATGCTGTGGTCAGGGCTGACGAGATTCAGCGTGTCATCCGGCGTCGTGGCATTCACTGACGGCACCACGTCACCGCTGATAATGCCGAAGCCAGGAGCCTGCGGCGCAGGCACCGGAATGGCTTCCACGGCTCCGGCCACGTCACTGACCGCATCGTTCGTGGCCTGCAACGCTCGCAGCCACGGGTCAGTGATGATCTTCTGCCCTGTTTTCGGGTCTTGACGACTCAGCGGTTCACGGTAGGGCAGATACTGTTTACCGGTGATGCCATTACCTTCCAATGGCCCGACTTCGAACTCTTGCTGTTCGAGCGTATCGCCAGTCGCAAAGACGATCGTGCCGCCAGAGACGGTGCCGACTGATGTAGCACCCGTCGCGAGCGTCAGATCGACCAAGACGGCCGAACTGACCGATTCTCCAAGGTCCGTGCAGTAGCCGATCCGGTAAACGCCGCTGGATTTCACGACGGCATCAGGATTGAACCCCACACCGGCCGAGATGGTGATCTCAAAGCCTGTCGCGCTGTCGGCTTTGCGGAACGTGACCACATTGGTCCGCTCCATCATGTAAATGTCACCGCTCGCCGTGACGACCGGCACGGCCCAGTTCACCCCATCCAGCCGAGGTCGCCACAAAGGGACTCTCAGATTCGCAATGTCGTAGAGATGCCAGCCGTCTGCGTCCTGATAGCTCAGAATGTTATTGACGAGCCGCGTGGTGCGCCCGCTGAGGACTTCCACAGACGGAAACGCCGCAATCTTCGACCCGGCCGAGCTATAGACGCTGATGCCCGTCGCGGACGAACGGACATCGCACAGCACCACCTGACCGGTCGGTGAGACATCCAGCAGATCCGCCCCTGACAGCGGCGCAGTCGGGCTGCTGATGGTGACCGAGGATGACACCCCGGAGCCTGCCAGCCACTTCGCCCACTGACCTCCACCCGCAGCCATGAAGTTCTGACCCGTGGCGCTCACGGTCGCTAACGCCGTGGTGCCGGTGTCGTAAGACTGAAGGATGTAAGGCCCGGAACCTGTCCCACCAGATTGATAGAGAATCTTCGGCCCGCTGCTATCTAACCAAGACGGGCCGAACAGCGCACCTGCGACTTGACCGACCAAGGCAGCAGGTGTCGCACCCATGACGGCCACGGTCGAAGTGCCGTATGCCGCTTGGCCGGTTCTGGAGAGATGCACTACTCGTTCTCCGGTTCAATGTCGGCAAACAAATCGACCAGCACCCATGGAACGGCCGGGTCCGATACGCTCACTTCGAACACCCAATCCCGCGCCACGCCAAAGCGATAGGCTTGTAACCGTGTGGCATACCGACCTAATGCGCCGGCACTGAGTATACGCTCAGCGCCCCAGGTGTTCCCGCCGTCTTTACTCACTCTCAACATGACTTCCGCATCGATGCCCTGTCCGCTCGTGGTGCCAATGCCCGCACGGAAGTAGGGTTCCAGCCGAGACAGGAACACCCGCTTGTTGTTGAGGAACACATGCGGGGAGCGTCTCAGCCGGCGAATCGTGAATGGATCGGCACTGCCACTGTTCGGCGGCGTGATCGTGTTCGTGACCGTCACCGTCACTGTCTCGCCATCAGCAACCGTAATAGCGGTGTTCGGAGAATCGTTACTAACCTCATAGGACGTGAAATAGCCAGAAACCTCAGTTTCTACGATGCTGTAAGTGCCTGCCAGCACATTGCTATACGTGCGAGACTCGCCTTCCGCTAATGAGAATGTGCCAGGCGACAGTCCACCACCAGCGGTCATGGAAAATGACGTGGTATCAGTGTCAGGACTTGTCTCTTTGAATACGATCAGTGTGGCCGTGCCTCCACCTGGAGGCTCCACCTCTAATGGCATCACCACAAAATCGCACGACTCTGAATGACCGAATCGCATGGGGGTGGCGGAAATCGTGCCAATGTAGGCACCAAGTTCGAACTCTTGACCGATCACGGTATCAAGCACCGTGCCATCACTCACACGGACATTCTTAAATTGCGAGATACCATCAAAAGCCGCCGTCCCTTGTTTCAACCAGATCCAAAATGACGCCGGATCATCAGCGGCATTAGCAATACGAATATCCTCATTATCAACGCCAGCAAAAGTGTAGGTATTCAGTAATGCGCCTGCGGAGCTATACCTCTTGACGTCAAATGCCGATGAACTCGTGATCCGAACCACAACGACTGATCCGTCATTCAGACAGATCAACCGATCCAAAGACACGCCAGGGGTGCTTGCGACGAGATCGGACAGCGGCACGTTATTTACAAGGTCATACCGCTTCAATGAGAAATCGCTGTAATACAGGATCGTCTCGTCTGGATTAACCGCAATGCCAAGCACGCCGCTCGTGGTTGGCAGTGACCGAACTGTGGCGCTCAAGGTGCCAGCGGCACTCATCGTATAGAGTTGGGCGTCACCTGATGCCGCATTTTGCAAGATGTAAAACGTGTCAGTTTTGTTCGTCGAATAAAACTGATCTGACCCTGTGGGGTCCAAGGGGGACGCCACCGATGACGCGAAATCTGGTGGGTACCACAGCACCTGAAAATTATCGTTATCTTCAATAATCAGTTGCCCGGTGGGCAAAATCGCCATGCTCTCGCCGGGGCCATGCACCGTGCGCAGAAACGCATAAACCGTATTGTCTGTGCTGGAGGAAATCGTGGAGGCCGGGAAATTGGCATCATCATCGTTGATGAGAAAAGCGCCTAGCGGCGTAGTACTATCCGTGAACGCTTCGGCTTCTAGCTGCAACGTCGCCGTTCCTGTCAGCGCATTACGCGCCACCTTCACGTAATACGTCACATCTTCCGTCACTGGGAATTGCACCGGACGATTCGCTCCACCCACCACGAACGGACTCGCGGTATACGGAGGAGGCGGCACGTGATCGAATATGGTAATACGCGGCTGATATGCCCCGCCTCCCCCATACCCCCACAACCCGATCACATGATCCGTGGGTTGACCGGTATAGGAATACCAAACATCGTAATCATTACTAAAGGCATCCGTCGTATCTTGCGTAATCGATTGTGGAAGCGCCCCAATCGCCGTGGCGGTCTGCGGATAGAGATTCGTCGGCGCGCTCACCGGAGGCGGTTCTGAAATCAGCGCCACCACTAGGCTGACGTTATCTCCAGACGATATGGGAAACCATGTGATGGTGCCCGTCGCATCATTGGCCGTCGATTGCCAGAATGCGCCAAAGCCAAACACCGCCGACCCATACAGATCACTAGTCCCGTGGCCTTTATTATTGACAGCCTGAGCAAACAATGATGGCGACCCACTGGCAACCGACATGCCGGTATAGGTGGACTCGGCATCGCGCATATTTGCGCCGATGATGAGATCCCCGAGACTCGGAGTCACCGACGCACAAGTATTGACGCCAGCACCATTCGATTGCGTCGCCGTCAGCCGAACCGCATCCCCGCTTTGAAGGCCGCCTACATAGGCCAGAATCCGACCGGCAATGACCGCAGATTCTGGACACTCCGCGGTATAGGTCGCCGGTTCCGCACCGCCAGCCCGCTTCCAGGCAATTTCGCCGCGAATCGTGCCGCTGATCTCTTGGGCAACTGCCGTCCACCCGACCGGTAATGTCGCATAGGCCGATCCGTGATGCACAAGGACCATGACCAATAGGTCATTCGTCGTCGTGCCGGTCGGCTTATTCATCACAATTGCGCCGGTCGGATTGATCGTGCTTGCGCCAGCAGTGGCCACAGTCGGGAGCGCACGGATCGTCCACGACATTAGAGCGCCATCCTGACGATGTTATCGGTGCCTAACGTCTCATCGAGAGAATACAGCGCCCCAGACTGCCGATCCCCGAAGAGGTGCTTCCCAAACGCCCACATATGCGTGCGCGCCACATGCGGCACGAACCGCATCAGGTCCGTATCCCAGATGGCCCACTCATGGAACTGCTTCGTGGCGATGTTGTAGACGATGGTGGTGTCCAGATCCGGCACGTAGAGGCAATAAAACAGATTCGCACCCTGCTGATAGCCGAAGGCAATGGAGTCTGCGAGTCGATTGGACCGGCCGAGCTTGTAGTCAATCGCGGGATTCGACACTTTCACCGGGATATAGCCCTGCCCGGAACAGACGCCGAGCCGGCCGTGTTCGTCTTGAGAGAGCCAATAGGTCGTGTTGTCGATCTCTAACGCCGAGAACGGCGCGAGAATGCCATGCTCAATCAGCGACCCAGGAATCGGGATATACGGAGAAATCGGCTGCCCGCTGTTGTAATACGGCCCGGTGTTCTGCGTCCCGTAGAGCCACAGGTTGTCATGGGTCTTACTAATCGCAATGACGGTATCGGAGAACTGATTCTCTGCGAAGAAGTTCAGGGCATTCCATGAGGTGCCATCTTCGAGGTCAGAGAGAAAGAGCGTCCCTTCCGGCGTCAGGACGATGAAGAACCCATCAAAGAACAAGCCTTGTAACACTTCATCAGGGAAAGACGCATCGGTAATCTGCGTCAGCGTGTTCGTTTCGAGGTTGAAGATGTAGCCGAGACGGTTCGAGACAATCAGGAGCTGATTGCCGGCCGTGCCGTTGCTCGCAATCGTCGCCGGTCGGTTATCGTTCCCGACTTCGCCACGGATGACACTCGTTTGTGACGCGAGGACTTCGTAGAGCCACGCCCCTGAGACGACAAACGCCCGTCCGTTGATAGACAAAGACGCGCGATGCGGCCCGCCCCCGGTAATGGTGAAGAGATCCACCGCGGGCGTCGGCTGAAGACTCGCCTGCACTTTCGGCGTGCCTGCGCCCACAAACTCCACGAACCAGTTGACCGTGCGCTCCGCATCAACGGTAATCGAGGATTGGACATTGGTAGGGCCGACGATCCCGGCCACAGGCACGGTCTGCATGGCAATTACGAATACGCGCCCGTCGTGACGTTCATCAATAAATAGGCGATGCTGACATTCATGTAGTTCGCGGCGTTCCCACCGGTAAACGCCCCATCCCCCACGTTTGATCCGGTCAGCACTAAGGAGCCATCCGTCAGCGCGAGGTCTTCCGTCACGCCAGTCACCAGCACACCCGCAAACGACCCCGCCCCAGGATTCGCATTCGAAATCAACATTTGCCCTGAAATGCTGCCAAACTCCAGCGCCGTCTTGAACCGCGTCGCGTCCGTAATCGACACGGTATCGTTTTCAGAATTGATGATCTTCAGGTTGGCGTCAGCATTCACGTTCGTATACGCCCCTGCCACCGTGTTGATCGTGATGTAGGCCATCACCAGCACCGCCACATTGCCACCGCCAGGCGCAGCGAGGATCTCCACATCCCCGGGACCCGTCGGCAGCGCCTTGATCTGCGCATTCGTTAACGTCTTGGTGAACTGATGAAGAATCGGCACAGACACTAATTCAAGCTCACCGCTCCCATTGACTTGAATCGTGCTGCCGTCCACAAGGGCCTGAATCGGATCAATCAATGAGCCTGTGCCGAGCAGTCCATCTCCCACCATCACCGTCGTGGGACCGGCATTCAGAAACTCGGATGTTGCCATACTGTGTCTCCTACGTGCCCCACGCGAGGCCGCTCACCGTCAAGGTGCTGCCATTGGTCATCGTGATCACGTTCGTCGCAAAGGTCAAGAACCGTGACGCCACGTTACGAGGCTCCAGACGCCGTAATGACGACCGTGATCGTGCCGCCCCCACCAATGGCGGTCGAAATCCGAGGCCGCACGTAGCGGTATTTGGAAACCGTCAGATGGATGGCCTTCCTTGCCCCCCCAGTGACATCAGACGCATTCACCGTCTGAATGGAGGACCAGAACGGCGTGTCCGGCACTGAATCCGTGGCCTCATCATCCCAGTCGGTTTCTTCGATCGTCACGACCCCGCTTGAGGTCGTGCCTGTCCCGGTGATCCAGAAGGTCACATACGGATAGTTCGTCGCATCGAACGGCACGCCGAGCGTTTCATCCGTCGCGGCGGCATTGATTGAGAGAAGTCGTGCGGGTCCAACGCCTGTAGGCATAACTACGATCCTGTGTCCGTGTTGATGTTGTAGCCGCCGCGTCGGTCATACGCGAGGAGCGAGGCATCCGACGGCAGATCCATGAGTTGCGTGTTGCCGCGCTTGATCACCCCAAGGGTCTGCCGCGCGAGTTCCCGCAAATCCGGTGACACCGTCTTGCCATACTGAGGCGCGAGCCGGAAGTTCAGCTGATACTGCAAGGCTTCCGCATACCCCGGCAGTGAGGGAAAGTCGTAGCTCGTCACCAGATCCGCAAACCCCGAAAACACGCTTTCGAGGTAGAGCACCAGTTGATTGATCGCGGTATCAATGCGCGGCCAGAGAATGATCTGCCCGAAGGGATACGACGGCACGTAATAGACGTTCGTGAACAGGCTATTCGGCAAGTTCTTGATGTTCGTCGCCTGATACGCCTCTTGCGTGATGACGCTCCGGTAGATTTCGACCGGTTGTCCGCTGATCTCTGCGGCGGTCAACGTGCCTGTCGCGGGCGTGATCGGCGTGCCATTGACGGTGAAGGTCCACGTGCCCGACGTGGGCACGCTCTCAACCGTCTGCAGGCCGTTATACTCAATCTGATCGGCCCCCTGCACAAACGCTTCATCGCCCACCGCGAACGGATGCGCGGCTTGGGTGACAGTGGCCGTATACCCGCTCCGCGTGATGCTCGTGATTGATTCAGGCGAGGTCAACCCCTGCATGAGCAACCCCGCCCCAGGAATGTTCGCCGTGGGACGCGGGACGTTGAAGTCTCCACCGAGGCCAATCGTGTAGGTCTGCTTGTCGGCCACGAGCGGAAACAACGTGCGCTGAATACACGGGATGGTGCCCGGCTGAATCTGCCAGCCCGACACCATCCGGTTGAGGCGCTGTAGTCCGTCATTGGCCATCGATACCGACATTTCCTCGCTCTCTCCGATGATGGAGAGGTCGAGCATCGAGGCTTCGAGAATGCTCCGCGCGGTAATCGGCATCAGCCGAACCTAGTTCGCCGGCAAGCCGGTTTCGACCGCATCCGTCAGGTAGTTCGACCAGGCATCACCGGTCACACCAGTGACCCCACCCGCCGGATCGAAGTCCGCCGCAGCAATCGCAAACGCATTCTGCTGCACGAAGTTCGGGGCCGTGCCTCCGGTGAAGTTGATGTTCACCGTCGTCGCCGCATTGAACACGCAATACTTGATCGTCCAGCCCGAGGCCGGAGCCACGATGTGATTCACGTTGCCCCAAAAGGCCGTGTTGAGAATCACCCACCGCAAGGGCAGTCTCAGTGACGTGGACGTGCTCTTGATCGCCACGTCACCCGTGCCCGCGAAGTTGAAGAACTCGCAGCCGTTGATGTAGGTGAAGGCTGAGCCACCGGCATCGTCAATGCCGAGATTGGCCCCGGTAAACCGGCAGTTGATGAACGCACAATGAGACGCATCGGCCTGTGCCGGCGGATCACCCACCGCGGAAAGCTTGATACAGCCAGCACCCGTGGCGCTGTTGTTGAACAGGATGTTCTGGAACGTCCAGCCCTGTCCCTGCACCGTCGCCAGCGCCAGCGAATTGCTGAGCCCGGTCGGAGACAGCCACGTGGCACCGCCGCCGTTCGGGACGCCCGAAGTCGTCGCCTGACGCGGGATGACCGAGACACCCACGACCGTGACGTTGTTCACAATCGGGAACGTCACCTGTTCGAACAGCACGCCCTCGAGGTAAATGGTCAGCCCGGACGTGATGAACCGTGCGGCCCCACTCATCGTCGCCAAGGGCTGCGCATACGTGCCGGGGTTGTTGTCGTTGCCGTATTGCGGACGCACCCAGACGCTCAAGGGCGTCAGGCCACTACCCGTCGTGCCCGAGAGTTCACTGAAGTTGCTGTTGATCTGGTCGATGTTCGTGCGGGTGAATGAGCCACCCCCGCTGATCGTATACATGGTCTGCTCCTGCGGTCTGTGACCGCGGCCTCGCGCTGTATGCGCGGGACAAGACTACGTGTTGATTGTTTCCTTCGGCTTGTTCTTCGACCCCTTCGGTCGGCCCCCACGCTTGATTGGCGTGTGCGGCACTTCCGGCAGATGTCGTGCGCCGTGGGCCTCTTCCGCCGCGCGCATTTCAGCGGTGGCCTTCTCGCTGATCCGGCCAGCTTTCGCTTCCCAGTTTCGTTCGGCGGCGAGCTTCCCATGCTCAGTCTGCTCACGCTCCAACGCTTCAAGGGCGAGCGGTTGTGACAGGCTGTAGCCGCGCGATTGCATGTTGCGCTGCTCATCCTCATCATTCACCGTAAAACCTTCAAAGCCGACCCCGCCCTGTTCCAGTCGCGTCGCCTTGTAGAGACGCTTCGGGAACTCCCGAAAGACATAGGGGCGCTCCCCCTTGCCGAACTCCGTGGGAAATGCTTCGTGCTTCCGCATTTCCGCGGCGTAGGGGGTGTTCTGCGGGATGACGATGGAGCCGTGACGACCGAGCATGGGACTCTCCTTGTGTTTACGTGATCGGCACCACGACGGCGCTGATGACATTCCACAGCCCGTTCTGCGCCTGGAGCCGAATGCTCGCCCCGATGAACGCCGCGAACGTCGCGGTGGTGTGCGGGGAACCCGTCACCGCATCAGCCAAGAGCGTCGTGGCCGTGATGACATGGGCAGCCGCGGTCAGAGACGTAAACGTGATTTCCAGACCATCCTGCGCCTTCGACGGAGCCACGAGCGTGATCGCCGCGGCCGTCGCCTTCGTGATCGGGAACAGTCGGGACTGATTGCCCCACGAAGCCACTTCGGCCAACGTGAAGGTGTAATCCTCCCCGATCGTCTGCATTGCTGGCTGATACGGCGGCATCGACGTGGTGCTGCCGGCAAACGGATCGGCAAAGTCTGATCCGAGCGCCGACACTTCCACCTTCGCCAGAATGTCGTGCGACTCCGCGAACGTGCCGTTGTAGCCCCGCTGGGCGACCTTGATCACGCCGCTGACCGGCTGTGAGACCGCCAGCATGTATTCCCGATCGACCCGGACGAAATACCCCGGCGTCACCGGGGACGCCCCGGCGGTCGGGAACCCGGACCCACTCGCCACCTTCATCGTCAAGCCGGTGGCAGAGAGGTCTGCGCTCAGTGCGGTTGCTGTGATTGCCATTGTGTGTCTCTCCTCTCTGCGTTAGCTGTAAGCGACGAGGCCGAAATACGGCAGAATCGGTGCCGCGCCGACCAGGCAGTCCATGCGTCTCGGAAGCTGATCCGTCTGGATGTTGTACTGATCCACGTAGCGAATGCTCACCTTGTCCGTCTTGGCCCCAGGCGTGCGACCTGCGACAGCACCAGCGAGCTTGACCGGCAGATCCGCCGACACGAACGCGAACGCCGCCTGATTCGCAATCAGGTTCAGCTTCGTGGTCGTCGCCGTCATCGTCGCACCGACCGTGCCACTCGCACCCTTGAACGTCACTGCCGCACCCGAGGCCGGCAGTGCATTCACCGTCTGCAACTGCGAATTGGTATCCGCAATGATCGACGGAGAGATCGTCAGCGTGACTGTGCTCGATCCAGACGCATCAGCCGTCACGACGAAATCTTGCAGGATGTTCGTGTTGACGTAGCTAATGGGGTTCACCCCATACACGCCGTCAATCGTGAACCGGTCGCCTTCCTTGAACGCATAGGTGCCGAGACCCGACAGGAGCAGCGACGAACCCGACTGACCCGCACCAGACACCACCGGGGTGGACGCCGTGAACGTGCCGGTCGTAAACGCGACCATGTTCGAATCCCACGCCCACTCATCCACGCCCAGAGCGCCAAACCCGAAAAAGCCCTTGCGGAAGATGGTCGAAATGGTGGACTGCGGATTGAACTGGGTCAGGTTGTTCGCCTGGAGCTTGCTCTGCTGACGGGGTTCGATGACGGCGTTGAGGTCATCGCCCACGCCAAAGGCGCGCAGTTTCGCCACGCCATCCGTCCAGACTTCGTTGGACGTGATCGGCGTGCCCGGGGTGCCGATGTTGAAGTAGACCGCGAGCACAATCTGCCGCTGAAAGAACGCATCGCATTCATTCGCCAGTGCCTGACCCGCCGGCTTGTCATACCGGGTCTGGACTTCTTCGATGCTCACCGCATCATCGGCACTCGACCAGCCCATCGCCACCTGAAGCTGATCCGTCAGCGAGATCGGCACGGTCTGATTCAGGATCGGCTGCTGCTGGAGGGCCTGACCGCGCTTGACCCGCCATCTCTGGGGGATGCGCTGTTGGACGGTATAGCCAATCTTGGCCCCGTCCGGGAGATTCTTCCACTCACTGCCGTAGGTCGGATCTGCCAACCGCAACGCGGTGATGTTGTTGTCCCAAAACATCGCCACATCGGTCGAGACCCAGTTCGGGGTAATGACCGTATTCATGGTCTGACCTCATGTCAGACCGACGCGAGGAGTTTACCGACTGCGACCGTAATACCGAGCGTGTTCCGCGATACTCGTCGCTTCGTCGGGCGGCTCATCCGTCGTCTTGATCGTCCCCGTCCGTCCCGGATTGGGCGGCTTTGGTGGACTATACGAGGGTTGCACAGCAACAGGCGATCCGGTCAGCGCACCTGTCATCCGTGACGCGAGCAAGCGCCGCATATTCGCGACGTTGGACTCAGTAACGGCTCGCCCGTCACTGATCAAAATCACCTCTGACAATAACTCAGGGCGTTTCGCCAGAGCATATACAAACTCGCCGCTCCTGTCATCTTCCAACAGTGCGACCTTGAGCAAATCCGGCATCGGCTCTTTCGACGCCTTCGCAGCCACTTCCTGAAAATCAGGCGTTTGAGCAGCAAACTTCGCCACGCGCTGTGCGTGAGCGTCATTCAGGCGCTGAATATGCGCGGCAACCTGCTGTTGTTGAGCGGCTTCATACGCTTTTGCCGTGCGCTCCGCTTCATTCTTCTGCCAGTTATGATCGGAGACCGCATCCGTCAAGGCGGTAATTGGATCAGGGTCGTTCTGGAACTGGTCAAACGTCGGTTTAGGCTGAGTGAATGGCTTTGGTGGATCAGGGAGCTTCGGAGCCTTCAGCGCCTGCACTTCCTTTTCCAGCGCCGCATACCGATCGGACAGTTCCTTGCGCTGCCGCTCC